GAATTGCGCTGTCTATGTATGTATTATACGGCAAATCCAGTAGTGAGTCAACTGTTTTTTAAACTTTTTAGGAAATTTTTACTCGTTATTGTCCAATTTTGCCAGCTCTTTTTCGCGCTCATTCATGGCCTTTACCAAACCAAATTTGCGAATATCGTCGGAAAATAGGTACAATTCAAAGCTCTTGCGCTCTGAAAAAACCGTAATGCTTTGAGTAGTTAAGTAGTAAGGGCAATCAATGTACCTTTCCAAAAACACAATGGTTTGTGGACTGAGTTCGATTGGTTCGGTAAATGGAATCTCGTAGTCTTTAAGTTCCAAATCTTTTACCAAAAATTCGTAACCATCATCACTCAACCGAAATGCTGTTTGTTTGTTTACTCTTGTGCTTTGCCACCATTTGCGACTGAACAATTTCATGTTAACGTCGTCGGTACTCTTACCCCATTGCTGTAAGAATATTTTGGTTAACACATCTCGGGTAATCATTTTAGAATAGTACCTTGCGTTAACTTGACCACTTGGAAGTCTGTAGTTCCAAATGTCAAATTAAGTTTCTTAGCAAGGTTGATAGCGTGACCTGGATTTGAAAAACTTGTTTTCTTGTATTTGGGTCCAGGATAGCTGGTGAGACTGTTGAACGACTTCAAGTTAAAAGGTTCGTTCTTATAGAATACAGCCCAGATGGCTTCAGCTTCCAAAATCTGTTCAGATTTGTAAGTGCGTTTATTAGTATTCTCTAACAGTACCTTGGGCTTGGGTCTTGACATATATGCATATCCTAAATATATACGCATATATTTATCTTTATTTGTCGCTAAAAGCACCACCATCCATACTTACACTAACAACTTCTGTATTGGTACTATTTTTAAGAGCGTTATACATGGTTTCGTAGTCTTGATTTAAACGATCCAGTATCTCAACCAATGCCATATTCAACAATCTAGCTTGCTGAATAGGCATTTTTAACTCTTTGCTTTGCGACAACTCGCCAGCACGTAGCAACTGAGCAAATTGTGAGATAGGACTAAGGTTAATTTGATTTTGCATTGGCCAGTACCTGTTTCATTTCAAACTCTGTTTTAAACGGGCCTTTGAATTCGTTGCGTTCCAGTGTAATAACTTTGGGGCAAAAGCTCTTGACCCACCCTTTGTTAAATTTAATAACATAATAACCAGCACAATAAAGGCTTTTACTGGCATTGCTCTTGGTAAACAGTGGTAATTTGTTTCTAACGTCATACATACTGTTGTATGGTTTTACGCTAGTTGGAAAACCGTGACAATCGTTGGGAGTTGATTGGGTAACTTTAACTTTAGGATTGGAGATAAAAAATTGTTCTCCAAATTCTTTGGTTAAGTCTTGTTTTTTATTAAACATAACTTCGCCTGATGTACTACTAAGCACGAACTTATTGTTTTCTTTTTTATGTAGGGTAGCAACTTTATTACCGTCTTTTTCTACAATCCAAAATTTACCATCCACTATAGGCTTGGCATGTATTTCTGTCATAATTGTCTCCTTGATATTATCCCGCCCCGAAGGCGCTGGAATAATGTATGTATTTATTCTCATTATACCGCATCTTTTGCAGGATATCTTGCTTGTAACGGTTCAGCATACGATTGTATGTTGTCTGCAATCTTCTTCATGTCCCATGTATTACAGAATTTAAGCATACGTATACCCACTTGAGTAACATCTTTTGGCACAGCGTTTGCTTGAATGGTTGCTTTAATTTTTTCTTTAATTTCAGGAGGCTGTGCAGTTAAATCACACAACTGTACATTTCGTTGATAGTCTTCAAGCACACGGTGTTCGACACCATTGTGGTCAACCCATCTCTGCAGCATGAGATTGTTCCACGCGAATCCTTTGCTTTTACGATCTTCAAACGCTTCAGTAAGCCCAACTTTATTTTTACTACCTTTAGTACGCACACCTGGATATGCCGAGAACACATTGTCACTAGTATCGCCACGCATACATTTTTCGAACAGCATCCATTCTGGATCTTGTGCCGGCTTAGGTTCGCCTGTCTTTTTGTCTTTAACTGGCTTGCCTTTTGCATCAAAGATGCCTTCATGAGTAATATGTAAATCACCTACACCGTTATATTGACTAACAGTGGGGCTTACTAATTGTGCAAAGTCTCCGTCTGTACTGATGATAACATGTTTAGAATCTGGATGACTTTGTATCCAGCCTGCAATCAAATCGTCTGCTTCTAGATTAGGATGTTGCATCACAGTGCAGTTAGTTTTCTCTGTAATAAAATTCTTGAACTCGTCAAATGCTTCCCAGAACATCTTGTCTTCGTCTTGTTCTCGTTGTGTCATTGCCGCACGAGTTTCTGCACGATTGGCTTTGTAAGGCTTGTAATGATCTTTACGCCAGCTTCGACCTTCGAGACAGAACACCACATGGCTACCACCAAAGTCTTGCCATGCTTTTTTAATGCTATTGAAAGTAATATGAAAAGCCATGCCAAGTTTAATATCAGCACTGCCTTGCACCACGTGTCTAGCACGAAAAAACGTGTTAGCTGTATCAACTATAATATGTGTCATTCGACTGATGCTTTCCCGTTACCAAGTTTGTTTACATTAATATAACCGCCATAGACACGACTTGTGTCTTGTCCAGCTTCGGCTAGCATATTGCCAGCCAAATCTCTGAACCAGCGATCCACTATTTCTTCTTCTGGATCGCCTTCAAAGCCGTATCCAGCTTGTTTCAATTGTACTATAAACTCTGGGTTCCAGTCAAGCTCAAAGAATCCATTTCTAATGTTGTCTTTGTTTACATGAGTATCCAATACAGTGACATATGGCTCGCCTCGAGCAGTAGCTCTGGCCTTTGGATCCATTTTGGCTTTTTCTTCTTTTTCTTGAGCTATCACAGTTTCAGCAACTGCCTTGTCTCTGGCTATTTGTAATTGTTCTTTTTCAGCTTGTAAAGCATCAAGACCTAGCCATTTTCTAAATAAATTTTTAATCATCAAGTTCCCCACTCATTTTTAAACAACGGCACTTGCAATCTATCGCTGTAACGCCAGCCACGTTTCATTGCCGCCAGCGCCACATTCTTATTGTTTAATGCATATACACTTTCTACTCCACCCACTGGCATCAAGTATACTGGGCCTTCAAATCCTGCCTTACGATAAGCTGCAACAGCACACTCTGCATCAGCAATGTCTTGTTCAGTTGCAACAACAAATTTTAAATATGTATAACCAATTTGCTCATAGTCGCAAACAATCTCAGGCTTAATGGCTTCTTCCCACACTTCACCGCTACAAGGTAACTTGGCACTGACACTAAATGTAAGACCTTGACACCATGTGCGACCGTTTTTATAACCCCAGTCTTTTAGATATTCTTTAAACTCTGATGTAAGAGGTTGAGTACCATTTGTTTCAAATGTAATCTCTGCTAAATTTTGCATATTAGAATGACTTAGCAAGTCTGAATAAGCACGTTGCCAACCTAGCAACGGTTCACCGCCTGTGATTACAAGATGTTCGTCCTTCCATTCCTTGTGCGGAATAATTTCCATAATGCGATCTACAATAGCATCTGTAGTAAGCATTGGACTAAGGTCTTTAAACTCAGGCATCCAGCTTGCGTAACTATCACATCCTGTACTTACCAGCGGCAAGTCTTCATATTTTTGAAAGGACTTGATCATGGTATGTGTTGCCGCAATGTCAGTTGCTTCGTGACTTGTTTCACCACGTGACATGCCAAAGCCAGCACATTTAAAATTACAACCAAATGTGCGTAAAAACACAGACGGGACGCCCATATAGCGTCCTTCACCTTGTATACTATAAAATAACTCAGCTATTTTTATTTTGCTCATTTTTTTTCCTAAAATCTTCTACATCTATTATAGCACTTTTTAATGTTTCTGCATAGTTCAAAGCGCCTTGTCTTTTCAAACAAACAGTTGATTGGGTGTCAATGTAACCTTTGGTAAGCAAAGTCCAGATATGATACCATCGTGTTTTAGACCAAAAATTAGTTCTGCTTGTGGTATAAATGGTTACTTCTACTCCAGTATCGTCTGCTTCAACCCACACGTTGTGGTCACATTCGCTGCTACCACATTCGCAAGTAACACGATAAACTTTTGAGTCTCCCCAATCGTTGTGTTTTAATATTCCTTCAGCGGGTGTTTGATAATTTACTTGCATGTTTCAATCCATTCGTCTAATCGATTCACAGCTTCTTCAAAATCCACAGCCCATACTTTAGCTTCGATTTCGTTATCAACAATACTCATGTCAAACGGCACTGTGCCGTTGAATCTAAAATCGTCTGGAACATTCACACATACTGTGAACTCCTGTAAGTTTTTAGCACGACTGATAAAATGATCCATAATGTCTTTGGCGGTACTCATCTTGGGGCAAAGTCCTGTTGTAGTTTGATGTTATCAAAGAATTCTTTCTTTGTTCCTGCGTCAGTGGTAAACGCACCTTTAAGCACAGTGGTTTGTGTTAGACTAGAGTGTGCCATGATGCCGCGATTCTCACAGCAACCGTGTATGGCTTGAATATATACACCCACGTTCTCGCTATCTGTTGCTCGCATTATTTCTCTAGCAATGTCGTTGCAGAGTTCTTCTTGTAGTGTTCCTCGACGAGCACACCATTGTGCGATACGAGTATATTTAGAAAGACCAATGAGTTTATTAGCGGCAATGATACCGATGTAGGCAACCCCAGATACAGGCTGGTGATGATGAGAGCACATGGACCGTAGCTCACTGCGAACCACGAGCATGCCTTCGTAGCGATCCGCTGAATCATTTGGAAATGCTGTTGCGTCTGGTGCTGGTTCATATCTTCCTGCCATTATTTCATTAAAATACATTTTAGCTAATCTACGTGCTGTGCCCTTGCTATTAGGATCGTTTTCACGATCAATAAGCAATCTATCTAGCACAGTTTCAAATGCTTCTGCGGCTTCGTCAATTAATTTTTCTTTGTCACCTTCATGTAGGTAGTCGCTAATATTGTCCCCGGCCCAAAAGCGTTTATTGTCACGCTTCATTCTAGCACGGAGGTTAGCACCTAGGTAACCTTCGGAATAGCCTTTGTCAGACATCATGTCCGCGGCTTTGAGATACACTTCTTTACCTAATGGTGTATATTCTTCTGATTTAAATTCTGGTTTAATTTCAGATTCAATTACTTGATCAGGAACAAATTCTTTTTTTGTCAATTATAATTCTCCGAGTTAACGTCGAGGATGACGTATATTGTAATACTACGCTATTATTTAGACTCTGTCAACCTTAACAATGTATTTTTCTTAACTGCCGCATCGATGACATTTAAAACAACGTTTTGACTTTCGGCAAACTTTAATAGTGCCGCGGTGTCTTTTGGAAAACACATTCCCCCAAATCCCATGGCACCGTCTGGTCCTGGAACTTGTGTATGACTTTTGCCAAATCTTTTATCTAATCTAATCAAATTGGTAATATGATTGTAATCCATTCCTGATGCAGTGGATAATGCATATAG